TCTCCCAATAGTTACGATCAGAAATGTAAGGAACTCTTAGAACAGCACTAGTCTGCTCACAGATGTCCAAATTGACTCCAGGAAGCATAGAGACCAAGTTGGTATTACTGGAGTGATCTCCTGCACCTCCAAAAGTATCAGCAGCTTGAGGTCGCCAAACCATAAGAAGGACACCTGCTTGAAAGGGATTTGCAGCAATAACCAACCTAAAAACCAAAGTGGCCCGGAAACCAGCAGCACCATTCAATCGAGAATAAAGTGGAATACCGTCCATGAAAGCCTTGTCAACATTAAGTCGATATATAGCCTCAGGAAGAATAGCGTTAAAAGCGCCATTTTGTACAACAAAAGGTCGAGCGAAATAATTCCGAATATCTGTAATAGAACTGACGTCTGTAAGAAAAGAACTATTGCGGCCGAGGGATTCCCCGACGACATTAGTTTCAACACAGGCTTCATTCTTCCAAACCGTGAGGCCGGTAGTCTCGGCGTTAACCGGGACAGCGACTCCTTGAACCTCTGAACATGAAATTTCTTTTGAAGCGAGCTAGTCAATTCCCATTGCGCATAAGCTCAAATACGCAATAGTAGTCGGTTTCCCTGGAATTTAGTGGGGCTGCCACCGATCCTTCCTGGAACGTAAGCCTAAATAGGCCAGATCTTTATGCGTACATTCTGGTGCACTCAACGCTTAAGTCCGACATTTGACAGCGAGGAGGCCATATATGAGTACGCACGACGCACCGTAAGGTTGATAGTCTGTCACCAGACATACCCCTGGTGCATCACTTTTTCGAGATAAACATCCCTCGACACCGCATGTCTGGGCACGTAATCGAGCAATTTCTGAGCGTGCGCAACAAGCAGCGGAGCCCAAACATCCCACGCCTTGGGATCATGGAGTGATAACTCTTCCAAGACAAACTCGAAGAATCACACGTAATCTTGTCCATATACTTGGCATTCGCACACCAATAAGGCACAAAGACCACGGAATCGAGGTCCTGGGCACCCACCCAACCAACCTCGGAATCAAACCGCGAGGTGCGTTTAACAAAAGAAACGTCAGTAATCGGTCTCGTGGCAGGAACTTCACCTCCGAGCTTACGCTCATCAGTATATTCCATCCAATAGTATGAGAGACGCTCAGCAATAGTCTGTTGATTGAAAATGTCAGTAAAGTCATCACTAATGGTAAGTTTATTGTCATCACCCATAACGGTGGCGGCAACTTTTTCCCAAAAGTGTTCACGGGCTTGAATGCCCACGATATCAGTCCAAACAAGAAC